AGATTGTTGAGCAAACGCGGCAGGCAATCAGTCATTGTGATTACCGCAGCCAGCAGATCATGCAGATGCTCTATCTGTCAGGTAGTAAGTATTATGACTATCAGGTGCAAGAGAAGATTGGTTACCAGGAAACCCAGTACTTCTACTATAAGAATAAGGCCTTGCTGAGCTTTGCAGACGCCTACTTATTAGATGATTTACACGTTTATAAATGATTTTCCGAAGGATTGCCGGAGCTTTACCGAAGACTTTCCGAAGGATTTAACCGGATATAGGCGTTATTATGATATTGTCAGATAATGACGAAGAGCACAACAAGTTTAAATGTTTTCTCCTTTAGGGCGTCCAGCAATGGGCGTTCTTTTTGTACATATGAAAGGCGGTGCTGCCATGAGGTGGACTGACTATGGATTAGTATCCTCATGGCAGGAACGCAATATAATCCATAAATGTGATGAGGACTTACGCAAGAAGCAGAAAGAAGAACGACTTGTATTAAACCGTAAGCTGGCTGAGTTGAGGCGTAAATATGGCAGAAAATGACTATGAGCTTTGGTATTGGAATTATGATCCAGCACATGAGCGTGAAACTAAGCTGGTGGCCAAGGACGTATTGGTTCCGGCGGAGACACTTCAACAGATGCAGTCGCATAAGCCGCCAGCGTTTTATAAGTTCTACATCAATGACGGCGAAGTGTTCTATATTGATTCCAATTATGTTCATTCGTTACGGCAAACATTTAATAGATCAAGTTAGTGGGGTGTGGTGATATGTAATGATGCGAAAGTTAACACCAAATCAGCAAAAATTTGCCGATGAGTATATTAAGTCTGGCAATGCCTCTGATGCCTATCGTAGAGCAGGATACAAGGCGAAAGGCAAGGGCGTTGTCCGCGCTAATGCTAGTAGATTGCTAACAAATGCTAACGTCAAATCATATGTTGATGATCGCATGAAAGAAATCGAATCTGCCAAGATTATGGATGCCAAAGAAGCAATGGAATTGTTGACTCGTATTGCCCGCGGTGAAGAAACCGAAACAGTCTTTGTCCCGCTGATTGATGGTACTGTATCCGAGGAGCAAAAAGAAGCCGATTTAAAAACTAAAATCATTGCAGCTAAGGAAATCATTAAACGCTATCCAAATGATGATCAGTTATTGCAGGCTCGCTTGCGCAATGAGATTGCTAAGGCACGTATCGCTGAATATCAGGCTAATGAGCTTGAAGGCAAGAGCGACAAGAATCCACTATTATTTGCGCTTGCTGAGGGAGCAACTAAGTTGATACCGAAAGAAGATGATAACGACGAAGACACCACTGAATGAAATTCACTATGGACAGAAGCAACGACAATTTATCTTTTCACCGTTTGATCATTTATTCGATGTTAACGAAGGCTCAATTCGTGCTGGAAAGACAGCAGCAGATGATGGCCGCCTGGCAGTATTTTACAGTATTTCACCTGATGAAAATCATTTAGTCAGTGCTTATAACCAAGAACTAGCCTATAACTTATTTATTGAAGGTGACGGCATGGGACTCGCTTATATTTTCGATGGTGTGGCACATTTACGTCGTGATCGTGGTGGTGACCACTTAGCACTAGACTTGCCCAGTGGTAAGAAAAAGGTTTATTTCAAGGGCGGTGCCAAGTCAAACAGTGCTAACGCTATTCGTGGGATGTCACTAGGATCAGTTGCTTACTCAGAAATTAATTTACTTAACCAAGAGTTTATTGATGAAACATTTCGCCGAACAGCTGCAGCCGCAATTCGTTATCATTTAGCTGATCTAAACCCGCCAGCACCGCAAGATCCAATTATTAAAGTCTTTGCTGATCGGCAAGCACATTGGTTACATTGGCGCATGTCAGATAACCCGATCATGACATCTAAGCGCTTAGCTGAAATGGAAGCACAGTTACGGCGAAATCCTTATTTGTATAAACGCGATTGGCTTGGTCAACGTGTAATGCCACAGGGTATCATCTATGAAAACTTTGAGCCTGACAGCATGACGAATGAAAGCCTGATTGGTAAACCGATAGAGATGTTCTTCAGTGGTGATGCTGGTCAAGAAGATGCTACCACAATGAGCTGCAATATTGTTACTAGCGTCCGTCAACCTGATGGGCGCTTTAAATTTATTCTTAATCGGGTAGCTAACTTCTACCATAGTGGACGTGATACGGGTCAAATTAAGGCAATGAGTACGTATGCAGCGGAGATCAAGCGATTTATTGGTTGGTGTACTAAAACATATCAGCTGTATAGTTCAGCGGTATTCGTTGATCCAGCTGCATTATCACTACGACAAGAGCTGATTAAGGTCGGTATTCAGGCTGGCAAAGCTGACAATAATGCTCACGATCATGTAGGCAATTCTAAAGGACTTGAAGTCGGTATTCAGCGGTTACAATCATTGATTGATGATGGCCAATTTGTACTGGTGACACCACCGGATAGTGGTTTAATAAATACCAGCTATGACCATCTTTCGTTTTTAAAAGAACTTGGTATGTACGTGCGTGATGAAACGACAGGTAAGCCGGTAGATGCTAATAACCACGCAATGGATGAAGCACGTTATGCTGCTAACTACTTTACTAAGAAATATAAGAACGGGGGTTATTAGCCTTGTTTAATAAAATTCACGATTGGATAAAGGGGGTGTTGATCAAAATGGGTTTAGTTAGTCAATTGCAGACGGTCACCGATCATAAGCGCGTTATGGCTGATGATCAGCAATATTCGCTGATTAGTGATTGGTTCAGCATTTACCAAGGCCAGCCAAACTGGTGGCACATTCTAAAGAGCTATCCTGATGGCAAAAAAATGGATCGCCATATAATGTCACTGAATATGGGCGAGGTTGCTGCTAAGAAAATGGCCAGCTTGGTGTTTAATCAAAAGGCTAATATTTCTGTTAGTCCGCATGAAGATGACGGAGACGATAAGCCATCGTCACCGGATGATTATAAGACGGATGAAAATATATTCGTTCAACGGGTGTTACAGGATAATCACTTTTATCATAACTTTGAACGTTACCTTGAATACATGTTCGCCACTGGCGGCTTAGTAATCCGGCTTTATACCGATCGTGGCAAAGTTAAAATCAGATTTGCAACTGCTGATGCTTTCTATCCATTATCCGCCGATGCTAATGGTGTGAGCGAGTGCGTGATTGCTTCTAAGTTCAGTAGTAATGGAAAACACTATACATTGCTGGAATGGCATGAGGAGGACGCTAACGCCTATGTAGTGACTAACGAAATTTATCTTAGTCCAGATGATGATTACAATTCGCTAGGGACTAAGATCACTGATTGGTCAACGCTGCCTGATGCTTTCAGCAACATGGCACAAAAGCCCACGCGGTACTCTAAAACGCTGTACTCGCAGCCAACGTTTATTTACCTCAAGCCTAACTTAGCTAATAACTTTGACTTGAATAGTCCACTCGGCGTGCCTATTTATGCTAACGCCGTTGATACCCTGCAACAACTTGATCAAGCTTATGATCTATTGTGGCAAGAGTTTTACAAGGGTGGCAAACGAATTGTTGCACCTATCAGTCAACTAAAACGAGGTGTAAATGCAAGGACTGGCGAAACTGAATGGGGCGTTGATTGGACTGAAGACGTTTATGTGGGCTATAACACTACAACCGGCGGTGGTGATGGTGAAGCGGTCAAGCCAACTGATATTACGCTGCCATTACGTAATGAGCAAATCATGGCTGGCATTAATGACTTGTTGCACGTTTATGCCGCCCAGCTTGGTTTCTCCACTGATATGTTCACGTTTGACAGTCAAACAGGCGTGGTCACAGCAACAGCCGTAATCAGCGAGAACTCAGACACATATCAGGCTAAGAATAGTCATGAAACATTAATTGAGGACGCCATTAAACATATGTGCCAAGTAATCGTTGAACTAGCCAAGAATGATCCTAACGTTAATTACACAGGCGTGACTGATATCGATGTGGCAGTTAACTTTGATGACAGCATTGCTAAAGACCGTGACAATAATCTGGATTACTTCATGCGAGCCAGCGGTGGCAAACCAGTTATGACTCAGTTAGAAGCAATTAAACGAGTACAAAATTTAACTGATATTGAAGCACAGAAAATGTTGGATAAGATCAATGCCGAAAATGCTAATGCTGAAGGCGATATTAGTGATGTTGTCGGCGGTAGCGGTAAAGATGGTGGTGTGAATGTATGACCCGTGGGATTTAGATCAAGCATCTCAGCCTAGCGCGGATGAATTTGCTACTGTTGAAGCAACCGTCTGGCATTACATGATGCAAGTGATTGCTGCTGAGCAAAAGAATCAATCCGGCGACATAGAACCGTCTGACTGGCAACACGCTATGCTGGATCATGCTGACAATATTCAAGGCTTTGTCACTAAGGTAGTCAATAAACCAACCAGCAAAGCTATTAGTGACAGTAAACACTTGGTAAACCAATACGCTTATCAGAACATGGTGAGCGTTGAAAAGTGGTTAAAGCATAATAGCGGTGTGAATGTAGCACCACTAACCAAGTCAATTAAAGTAAAACATCTGATTGCTGCTGGGCAGCGTGACGCTTCTAAGTATTTAACGATTGCCAAACGAAACATGACTGAAAATACTCTCAAGCAGTTTAAACAAATCATAAATACGGCAACTGTTGAGATTCGGGGTGGCGCTGACAAGCAACGAGCAATCATGCATGCTGCTAAGCTATGGTCTGATCAAGGAATTCCCGCATTGATCGACAAAGCTGGTCGCCACTGGTCACCTGATGTTTATGTACGAACTGTGATTAATTCAGCAGTCAATAATGCAACTAACGATGTACAACTGCAGCGTTATCATGATTATGGCGCACTAGTCAAGGTAAGCGCACATGCTGGTTGCCGACCAGCTCATTTGCAGTATCAGAACCATATCTATTCGTTAGATGGCGACACCAGCAAATACCCTGATTTTGAATCAAGCACTGGCTATGGCACTGTAACTGGCATCGGCGGTATTAATTGCCGGCATCATGCACTACCGTATGTTGAGGGCGCCAAGACAATTAATGAGCTGAACATATCCAGTGAGGCTAATGCACAGTTATATGGACTTACACAGGAACAGCGAGCTATGGAGCATGATGTACGTAAGGCTAAGCGCCAATTGGATGCGGCACAACAGTTGGGTGATCCGTTGGAAGCTAGAAAAGCCGCCGTGGTAGTACACAATAGGCAGAATAAATTAAGTAGTTTTACTAAGTTGCATGGCTTACCACGGCAACCTTTTAAAGAACAAATTAGTGTGGCTGAGCGTTCGATTTAACCTAAAACGGCCCTGAGCATGGCCGACTAAAAACTGCTTATTTTTTATACCGATTTTTAGGAGGAATGTAAATTGCTAAAGAATATCAAACTACGATTATTTGATGCTGATGACGGTGGTGGTAATGGCGGTGGTGAGCAAACTCCACCAACTCCTAATACTGATCAGACCCCACCAACACCAGCATCAGGAGCCGATACAATTGATACTGAAAAGGTGGCTGCTGAAGCACGTGCGAGCTTCTTAAAAGATTTAGGAGTAGATGATGCGGATACGTTAAAAGACATCATTAAATCACATAATGAGCAAGTCACTGCTAACCAGACTAAGCTTGAAGCTGCACAAACTAACTTAGACAAAACTGCTAAGACTTTATCTAAGGAAACAGCACGTGCTGATACAGCTGAAGCACAATTGGCCGCCATGAAAGCAGGCGTAGATGAAGCTCATTTGAACGATGCGCTGGCGCTTGCTAATGCTGACTTAGCTGCCAAGGCTAACGGCGTTAAGACAATTGCTGACGCTTTAACAAGTGTATTGGAGCGTAATCCGTCCTTTAAGGGCGGTGCCGAGTCACAAGGAACTGCCATTGCTGGTGCTAATCTCGGTGGTGGCAACAGCAATGTTGCAGTACCTGACTTAACGAAAATTGGTTATAGTGAAGCAGCAAAATTAAAGGCTGATCACCCCAATGTCTATCAACAAGCATTACAAAATTTATCTAAATAACTAGGAGGGCTATTATGGCTGATGATGTAACAGTTTTAGAAAATCTTATTGATCCACAGGTGATGACTGCTCAAATTTCTGCAAAATTACCTAAAGCAATTAAATTTACCGCAATTGCACCAATTGATCCTACTTTGGCAGGACGCCCAGGTGATACCGTGACAGTTCCACGATACAAATATATCGGTGATGCAGTTGATGTTGACGAAGGCGCTGCGATTGATTACAGCATGCTAACAACAGACACTGATACCTTCACAATCAAGAAAATTGGTAAAGGTGTTAAAATCACTGATGAAGCAGCACTTAGTGGCTATGGTGATCCCGTTGGTGAAGCACAAAAACAAATCATTATGGCAATCGCGTCCAAGGTTGATAACGATGTGTTGGCAACAGCAATGAAAGCTCGTTTAACGTTATCGACAGGCGTTGATGTCACTGCAGTTGACATGATTGATGCAATCGAAGCGGCGTTCAATGATGATACCAGTGATTACAGTGTTGAAGATGAAAATCCAGTAACTGGCGTATTATTTATGAATCCTAAAGATGTCAATAAATTGCGTAAAGCCGCGGCCGAAAACTGGACACGTTCCACTGACTTAGGCGATAACATTTTAATTAATGGTACTTTTGGCGAGCTTTTAGGTTGGCAGATTATGCGTTCTAAGAAAATCAAGGAAGGTTCTGCACTAGCTGTTAAGCCTGGTGCATTGCGCATTTATATGAAACGCGACGTATTACCAGAAAAAGGCCGCGACATGGACCGTAAGTTGACCAAATTTAATGCTGACGAACATTATGGTGTTGCCATTTATGATGACACTAAGCTATTAGTGGTTAATCCATTTGATGTAACCGGTGGTACTGTGATCGACCAAAATGTAACTAAAGTACCTGATCCTTCCGTTAAGAAGTCTAACAAGAAAGGTGCTACAACTGCACCGGCTACAACTACACCGACTACAACAGGTTCTGGTACACCGTCAAAATAACGGCACCGTCGGCTATTAATTTAACAACAACTAGTGACGGTGTTCTGATCAAGTCAGAATAAAAGGAGGTTTTAAGTATGGCAGTAGATCGTTCTAATCAATCGTTGGTAGTTTATAAAGGTGCTGATAAAGTTGCTACAGGTGTAATGGGTACTAAATCGGTAACCATTACTGGCTTAGCAGCTGGTACTGTTGTTTCAGCTGGCGAGTATCAAGTCTGCTTTACTGATGGTACAACAGAATCAGCTAAAGTTGATTTACCGGCATTCACTGTGGCAACACCAACTCCTGAAGCAGCCATTGATGTGACGGCAACACCAATTGATAATGGAGCAAAAGTGGCCGCTGAATAAGAGGTGATTAGCAATGGCTGATTTAATTGATCAGGATTATTTCATGAACGACTATCACGGTGACAAGACCATTGATACTGAACGCTGGCTCAAATTAGAGATGACGGCGGAAGACGTGATCAATGAGTTAACTTTTAACTATTTCATGTTTCATGATTTAAGTGAATTATGCGTGAGCGACCAAATCTTGGTCAAGAAAGCAACTGCTGCGGAAGTGGAGTATCTCGCTCAATTGAAGACACCGACTGAATTGGCTGGTAATGGTGAAGTGACTAGTATTCATGCTGGCAATGTTACTAAATCCTATTCAAACGTTACTAAATCACGGGATAATGTACTAATTTCACGCCGTGCTGTGCATTATTTACGCTTTACTGGGTTACTATATCGAGGTGTGCATAATGGCTGAAGAAGTGTTACCACTCGATTGGCTTGATCAGACGGCTACTGTGACCCCAGCAGCGGCAGTTAATAACCCAAATAATTGGGATGATGACAGCGAGAAACCGGCTGATTATAAATTAGAAAACGTCCGCATCGACAATACCACGCGCTATGTACAGACAGCTAATGGCGGTGCATTACAGGGCGTCTATTTAATGTTTATTGATCCGGTAAATACTCAGCCACAGGGGAAGATTCCAGCGGTTGAGGACGTGATTACTTGGCCAGAAGGTAAGGCTAAAGTGGTTGCTGTTTCTGTGATCCATGACACTCCGGGGGTTAACCACTGGGAGGTGATTATGCAATGACTAAGATTGATTTAGGCCCACTGGCACCGAAAGCATTAAACATAATGAATGCTGAACGTGCTGTAGCCATGAAATTGATTGAAATATCCGATCCGTTCGTACCGTTTTTGAGTAGTGACCTATCTAAGCATCATACGGTACATGTTGAACCGGGTAAAGTTCAGGTTATCTACACAGAGCCTTATGCCGCCTACCAGTATGTTGGATTATCTATGCTAGGACATCCATTGCAGCACACGACTAAGTTCCATCCGCAGGCAACATCACATTGGGACGTTGCGGCGCGCAATGCTAATCCGGGTGTATTAGAGCAAACTGCATTGGAGGCGTTAGGCTTTGCTAAACAGCGGTGAGCGCAAAGACATCACAAAATCAGTATTGACTTACATTAAAAATAGTGTTGATCTACCAAGCGATTTATCGCTGGGCGAATCGACTGCGACAGGGCAAAGTGTGTCATTCTTACTTGGACCGGGGCAGTTAGGAACACGCTACATGGACGGACAGCGTAAAAAGCATTATTCGTTCACAGTAGCGGTTAAGCTAGCTGACAGTTTAAAGGCGGAACAATTACTCAATGATATCATGAATGCAATGGAACTCAGCGGAACTACAAGACTAAAAAGCCTTGATGGTTCTTTTTATTTTGTTGAATCGCATATGACGAACAACCCGACTTATCAGACTATTTTAACTGATGGCGGCGTAAATTATGCTGTTTACACTGGTCAATTTAGTATGACAGTCGTTATCTAAGAAAGAAGGAATTTGAATGGCTGGAGAAGCTGCAACATACACAGACGTTAAAGGTTCTATTTTAAATAACTATTTAAATGAGCATTGGATGCAGATTAAAGATTCAGATGGTACTTTACGGTGGGTTTACTTAGCAAACGGGATTACTCAGTTTGATTTTAAGCCAACCGACAAAAAGAAAACTGCTGCTTATTATGATGGTGGTGGTTCTGAACAAACTACCGTTACTGGGGTTACATTCTCACTGGATACGACAGGCGACCGTGCTATTGGGAACCCTGCTCAAGACGCCATTGCGGATATGGATAATAAGACAGGTCAAGCGCGGGTCTTGAATTTCCGGCGTATTGAATATGTTTTGAACGATAAAGGGCATTTAATTGCGACTCGCGCTTACGACGGCCAAGCAACCGTCTCTGATATTCAAGCAGGCGGTGGTTCAGCAGACGATAACGGAACATTTAAAGCAACGATCACTTTTAATTCGGCACCAACTGTGTTAAAAGCAGGTAAAGACGATGCTGCTTTAGATGCCTTACAAGCAGATAATCCTTGTCAAAATGAGAATATTTTAAACGTTCCATTTGATTTACAAAGCGCAGCTGGGACGTCAACCCCAAACCCATAACGCCGTCTAGCGTTTCTGCAAGCGTTAAAGACGGCACAGTATCAATTAGCGCTGATTAGCGCATGACGTAGTACCTTTCGTCGGGTGCTGCGCCTTACATAATTATTTTTGAGGAGGAATATTTAATGCCAATTAAAATTGAAATGCCTAAGAAAGAAATTAAGTTTGACATTGGTGGTCAAATTTATACGTTATCGCTCAGTGATAAGTCGCGCCTAAGGATTGAGCAGGAATATCAACGCACTACTAAGTATGAAACTAAGATTCAACGTGAAACTACGGCACTGATCAACACTTATATTAGTAAAATTAATGAGGTTGAAGATCGCTATACAAACGACAAGCACCGTGCTGATGCCATTGCCGATAAGAAAGAATCACAAAAGACTAAGGCAGACCATGACTTTGCACCGATGTCACTAGCCAAGCTAAACGAAGAACGGACTATCATTGAAACAAAATATCAAAAGTTAATTGATGACGCAAATAAACGTCTTGAAAGTCACACTGAAAAAACTGGGGTTAAATTTATTGATTATTTATTTGGTGATGGCAAAGGCGACGAGATTTTTGAAATGGTCGATCATTCCTCATTAGTTTTAAGCAAAATCATTTTCCAGATCATGGCAGAGTTCCATTCCGAGACTAATATCGTTGATTACAAGCAAAAATACATTGAAAAACTGGCTAAATTACAACAGCCGCAAGCTGATAAGTAGGTGAAAGATAATGGATTTTTTAACTGCAGTTGACGATTCAATTGAAATTGATGGTGTGCACTATGAATGTGATCTCAGCATGGCCACCGTGTTTTTATATTTTGAATTGATGCGGGATGATGGGCTGACCGAATACGAGAAGGTTATCACCGCTTATCGGATGCTAATTAAAAATCCACAATTAAAGGCACCAATTGATCATAAGGCAAAAACAGTAATCGCAGTGTTTAATCAAAAAATTAGTGATGGTGACGCTAAAACTACTGCTGACGTTGTGACAGAGAGCCGAAACTTTGACTTTGATCAGGATAATGATCGGCTAGTGGCTAGTTTCTTACAGCAATACAACGTTAATATCCGCTCAAAGGACGTACTGACCTCATTGCGGTGGCGCGATTTTATAGCATTGATGCAGAACTTGGATAAAGACACACCTTTTGGACAGGCAGTTTATTTCCGTAGCGTCAAGATCAAGTCCAATATGTCTGATGACCAAAAGAAATATCTGCGTGATATGAAGAAGCATTATGCGTTACGACGCAGTAAAGGTGAATTAACGTTTGAAGAAATGGATATGCCACATAAAGTGGCGTACTTAGCTAAAAAGATGAGAGAGGAGGCGGCTAAACGTGGCAAGTGATGCACAAGGGTATGCTTATATTGACGTAGCTTTGCTGACTAAACAAGCAGAAGCACAAATTAAATCCCTGAACGATGCACTTAATAAAATCGGTTCAGGGATGGATAAGAAAGCACCTGAAGTCGTTGATCAGATGCAAAAATCCGCTGTTTCAGCCACTAAATCCTTTGATAATTTGGCTAAGGCTCAGGAAACAGCTGGCCTTAAAACATCTGCAGCAGTTACGAGAC